TTTTCTTAATTTCGGGTGGAGTAAGCAATACTCTCTGGCCCCTGACGATATACTTATTCATAATTCTTTATTCAAAATCTAGACCGTACTTAGACATAATCTCGCCAACAGTTTCTCTGAATTGATACAGGGCCTCAACAACCTTCTCATCATCTTCATCAGAGGCATACTTAGTACGTCTTCTTAATTCCTGGTCAATGTCCCATGCTACACAGTACCATTTGTGGGCGTTAACTACGAGTTCGAACTCAGCCCTCTCCTCGTCTAAATTGAATTCTAATATTGCTTTCATTTTGAGCCACCTGTCGGATTCGAACCAACGACCATCTGATTACAAATCAGAAGCTCTACCAACTGAGCTAAAGTGGCGTAGGCATTAAGCCTTTTCCCAAGTACCCTCTGTTTCGATTACGCTTTCGCCTACGAAAACATAAACCTTGGTGATACCTTCTTCAGTTTCTTTGTTGAAGATGATACCTTGTTTTTCAGAGTACTCGCTTGTGGGACGAGCAGTTGGAATTGTAGCACACAATTCAGCCATGTTCTCCAAGGTTACTTCAATAGCACCTGTGGTTTCTTTTTTGGTTTTAGCCATATTCTTAATTGTTATTTGGTTGTTCTACTTGTTTGTGTTTCATTACTTCCATTATGGCGTATACGTCAGTCATAGAAATATTGGTTGTTCTGAGGCCGTCCCCTGTCTCCACATAATTGATAGCATCTTCTACCGTATTTGCATCCACAGGATAGTTTTCCATTTGACCTTTTTTGTTTATCTCAAGGAGTTCCTCCATCGGTTTCTTAGAAGCCCAAACAAAAGTCTTCATATACCGGAGATAACGCTTTTTGTCAATTGTCTGTTTCATCTATGGTTGCAAATATACGGTAAGCAATTTGAGGAACAATGGCGTTACCATAGCCCATTATACTTTCTTTTCTCCACTTAGGAAAGGTAAGTCCGTCCAATTCGTTGGGAAGCCCATCATCTCCGCTACAAAGTGGGGATTTAGTTGGGAACCAGCCCCAAGCCTCGGATGGTCCACCTTGTTGGGAACAAACATTGTCATCTGTCTTAATGTCATCTGGAGATTTACATTGTTTTCCTTGTGTCTCTGAGATCGAGCCAAGTACGTTTCGGGTTTCGTTGCCGTATTCCAATCCTGAGCGTTCGGTGTCGGTAATACTCCCAAGGTCGCTTTTCCACTCAACATGTTCGCTGTTCCGTCCGATCTCAACTGACCTTTCCAATCCCCGGCTATCGGTGTCGGTAGCATTTCTCTTAATTTTGGATTTCCCAAACTGAAATTTACTCCACCTTGTGCTTCCCAACTTTTGCTCGTGTTTTTGTCTATGTGGTCCGATGCTTGTGGTGTCGGTATTATTCCCCTCTTGTAAATGAACCCTGTCGCTACCTCCTGTGCTAAGGTCCCGGAGTTCCCGAACCGCTGCTCCTTCTTCGATAGGTTCTCGCTGTATCCGTCCATCGCTGCTGGTGTCTTTAGCAATAATCCAAACTCTGTCCCTTCTGTGCGGAGCATTGATGCCGACAGCTGGTAATACAAACGTTTCGACTTCGTAGCCTTCACCTTCCAAATCAGCGTACACCTCTTCGAGAACCAATCCGTCCGACCAACTAAGGAGTCCACGAACATTCTCCCCCACGACATACCTTGGTCTGATGTCTCGGATTGCTTGGAGCATATAGGGCCATAAATGGCGTTCATCTTCTTTTCCCATCCTTTTTCCTGCTGTGGAGAAGGGCTGGCAAGGAAATCCACCAGAGAGGACATCGATTTTTCCTCTCCAAATTCTAAAGTCAGTTGTCTTGATGTTGTCATAACTTTGGGCCTCAGGCCAATAAAAACTACATAATTTTCTACTAAAAGGATTGATGTCGCAATGAAACTTATTCTCCCAACCCATCCACTCCGCTGCTAGATCAAATCCTCCAATTCCACTAAATAAACTACCGTGATTCATGATATTCTCTTTTAAGGCGATCAGCAATCTCCAACGCTCTCGTATGAGTCTTCATCTCCGTCCTCTTCCCAAATTCCCATTTCTGATGACAATCCATACAGTATAGCATCCAATTTTCGGGATGTTGCCTCAAACTCGGATAACTTCCTTTGGTAATGATATGTGAGATGAATGCTGGACTGAAATGAGGTAGACGTAGTCCACACTCTTCGCATTGATGATTCTGTCGTGTTGACCACATAGCCTTGTACCATTGCAGATCGCCTTTCATTAACTGATTCTGAAAACTCTGGTTCCGTTCTTATTCGGTCTCCAAGTTACTTTGGCTACTTCGCTATTGATAATCGAGGAGTTACCCATATGTGTCTTAATCATATTGGCGTGTTCTCTCTTATCGTCTTCCAAGCCACTAATCTGAGACCCGATGGCCAAATAGTCCAAAATGTGTTGGTCAATCTCCGAGGTAGAAGCAATTGTCTTGTCTTCAGGGTTGGAGAATCGCTCGTTCAAGTATTCAGCATAAGCCTCTGTACCATCTGGCGGTGGTGCATACTGATCGTAGTCACCCCCATTGGCGAATGCTTCACGGCCCAAAAGAACACGATTCCAAAACTCCGTGGTGATATTAATGATTGAGCTAATGATTTCCTCATCGGCATCGTACTCGTGAACCTTGAAGTTTCTTCCATCTTCCAAAACAACCAAGTACCCCTTTGATACACCAAGCCCCATCATATAAGTCTGAAGTTGCAAGTAGTAGGATGGCGGTATTCCACCCTCCCATTGTTTGCTACTCCAACCGCTGATAGTCTTGATTTCAGCAATCGCATCTACATTCTCCAAATTGATTGTAGAATTGCGAACACGGATGTCCTTACTTACAATCAATCGGTCAGGAGAAAAGAACAAATGGGGGAACAATGGGTTCACAATATAACCTGTAGGTTCATAAAGATGACGAACTTTTACACCTTTACGATAATTTTCAATCATTGTCTTCTCATCCGTTTCCCAATGTTCAAAAATATCAGCAACGGTTTCCTCAAGGATTGTTCCCATAAACATCGGCATATTTTCCACCTGTTTTTGTGGAATTACACCAATCTTTTGGTAGTACAACTCTGCTGGAGACTTCCACGAGTTTACACCCATCAAGGTTCCAATCTCAGAAGCACCCAAACCCCTTTCACGGAAGTTTAACCACTCCTGATATTGCTCGTCTTTACTTATTCTTACTATCTCCAGTTTCATCTCGTGTTACCCATTTTTCAAACTCCTCGGCCATCTCAAAAGTAAACTTTTTGAAATCGCTAACTGCAAATTCTCCGTTTAATCTTGGTGCAATAATCTCAACGAAATTAAGTGCCGCCTTTAAACTCGACTGACGAATAATCGAAAGTTGTTCCTGCCCATAGTGTTTCATATGAGCAGGTTCAACCCTTTTTCCGATTTTTGCAGCGAGATTAGTATTACTAACTCCTCTTGACATTAGAATGGTAAATCGTCATCGTCAAATGAAGAACTTGAAGCCTCTTCATTTGGCTCTGGCATTAACTTCTGCCAATCTTGTTGCTCTACCTCACCGGCCATCATTTTGTTGGCAGCGGCAGCCTCTTGGACACGAGTATTGAATTCGTTAATCTTATCCATACGGAAAGCCTCAACCTCGCTCCAATCGATTGAAATCAACTCGCCCTTTTTGTTGAACACTTCTTCGGGATCCGGCATACCGTCACCTTTCTTGAAGGCCCACTTCAAAGTCGAACCATTCTGATTGATGAACAAAGCAGAACGCTTCTTACCATCAATCTCTTTCAAAGATGGAATGAACTCAACTTTCTTCGATGGATCAATGTTTGGAGAACAATGAGCCAAAGCGATGAAATACGAAGTCTGCTTAGCAGCTTGTCCTGGTTTCTCCTCACCTTTGATTCTAATTTGGAATTGGTACAACTTGTCATCCATCAAATCGATGTTCAATACTTGGCCGTACTGCGTATCACGAGTACTCATACCAACAATGTAACCTTCAATTGAATCATACAATTCGTACTTCTTCTCACCTAAATACTTGGCAACTTTGCCTTCTCTAATTGTCAGGTACTCACGAGCACCTAGTCCTTTGTTTAAACCCATATTTTTTCTATTATGTGATGCGAATATAGTAGAATATTTTGTAATTTCAATGTTTTTTCGTAAAATTGTAAGAAATTATGAATAACGAATTAAAAGACCGGGTGCTTGATTTAAAAGGCAAACTAAAGCGTGGCGATATGGCTCGTATCGTAGACAGAGTTTCTAAGTTTGGTATACAGAAATACGATGTATACAACATTCTCAATGGAAAAAGTTTAGTCGATCATCAGAAGTTAATTTTAGTGATGAAGGAAGTAAAACGATGTATCGATGAAAATCAAGCCTACCTTCGAGAATTCGAAACTAAAATTTCTGAATAATGACTTTTGATGACCTCGAAAGAAAAATCATTGAGATTCGCAAAAGAGGTTTAAACATTGTAGTTCAGACAGAACTCATCGGTAACATCAGAGGTGAGTATTATGACAAACTTATCGCAAAGAAACAAAATGCGATAAATGACTTATTCAAAAAGAATATAAACTACCTTGCTTCTTTACACAAGCAGAAAGTGACATCGAATCTGATTCAGGAAACTATGGGTATACAACCAGACTTGAATCTAAACAAAGTTATTTATGGGAGTTACACCATCAATAGCATCAAAACTGCAATAGCGGTAGCCGAATTTTATGGCTTGCCGGTTGATTTATTGTTATTTAACGATCTAGAAGCAAATGCCAAAACACTTAAAGAACTCTATCCTTCTATTTTCAGACAGGGTAGAAATTAAACCACTTTCCGTCAATGAATGTTGGCAAGGGAAACGATTCAAAACAAAAACTTATCAAGCCTACGAAAAAGAGATGCTACTCAGATTAGCACCTTTTGATTTCAAACAATCCAAAGAGCCTTTGGAGTTATCTCTGATTGTAGGCGTAAGTAACATCGCCTCAGATGCAGACAATGTCGTAAAGCCATTTGTAGACATCCTTCAAAAAAAATATAACTTCAACGACAAATACATCTTTCGCCTTGTAATTGAGAAAGTTATGGTTGTCAAGGGAGCGGAATTTATCGAGTTCTACATAAAAAATTGCACTCCTAGACTTTTTCAATTTGATAATTCAAAAAAAGAGGTTTAATATTGCAGCACGGTAGAATTTGTAATGGGGGTATTGTTCCAAGCCGTCTGGTGAGTAAAGCAAGTCGCTTGCAGAATCAACCAGCCACTCTTAACCAATTTTCAAAAAAGCACACGCTTTTTAGGAAAGGGGGGAAAGGGGGGTATGGTTTATTGCTGGTTCCGTAAGCAAATGTATTGTAGTACTCGGATAACTTATTATCTAAAATGCCCTAACTATGCTCTTTTGATAAAAGGGCATTTCTTTTTTATAACCTTTTTGCATAAATTTGTAATCAATGGCGTTTACTATAACTAATCAACCAAAGCAGTTTTTGTCAGAAAGTGAGAAAACTAAAATTTGGTACAAGGAGAATCTTCAGTTCATAATGAGTCATTTCAACAAAAGAAATGATCGTATTTCTAGAGTTCGTCAATCAGTCGATTTGGAAAATCCTATTGATGAAATTGTTCGTATGTACACATACTACCTTGGCAGACAATCAAACAAAGATTACTACTACACAACTCAAGACCAAAACAACTGCGACCTTCCAACAGTATGGATTAATGGACAAAAGGTGACCTCTTTGGTTGACTTTATGGTTGGTAACGCCATCAAGATGATTGAGAATATCGAACCATCTGTAAAGGCTCAAAGTAAAGCGGCAATGAACAAGAAAACTGAAATCTTGGAGAAAGCATTGTTGATGTTTGACGCTCCAGAGATTTTTGAAACATTGGCTGATTACGGAGTTGAATACGCCCCTTTGGGTAACGATACTGAAAAAATGGAAAGTCCTGAAGATGTGTATCGTTATATGGAGTATGACTACAGGCAGTACACCGAAGTAATCGGTATGCGTATGGCAGAAGATATTCTTCTTCGTAATGACTATCGCAATAAACTCAAGCAAGCATTTTTGTATACCTTACTCGGAGGTAGAGTAGGTATTGAAAACAGAGTTGAAAATGCAAAGCAATACTTTGATGTCATACTCCCCCATAACTTGATTGTAGATATGGCGAAGGATGATGACTTTAATTCTGATGCCCGATTTGTTGGGAAAGTAGATTGGTTGAATACTACGGATGTAATCGAAAGATATCAGCAATGGCTTACTACAGAGGAGATTACAGAAATCAAAGAAATCACAATGAACAACCTGTATCAGCTTTTGGATTTGACTACACATCCATATGCAACGAACTGGGCGTTTAACTTTAACAACCTTCCAACTTTGGCCTGTGTAACCGGCTATTGGATTGGTATGAAAGATTTGGGTTACGAAGAGTCAAAAGATAAATTTGGCAACACCCATATTTCTAAAATCAGAAACGGACGCAAGAGTAAGTTTTGGACCAAGACGGTTTACAAAGGTACTCTCATCGGAAACAAATATGTTGTAGATTGGGAAGAGGTTACCAACCAAGTTCGTAAACACGACAATCCCGGAGATGTAGAATTGCCATTGAAAGTGTTTATCCCGAATATGGTAATGGGAGAAAATCGTTCTGTAGTTGCTCGCTTGCACCAACACCAGGACCGCATCGATTACATCACAAACGAAATAACCAAAATGATGAACCGTGCTAAAGGCAAGGTGTATATCATCAACCGACAAAAACTCGGTACTTCAACTGCCAAAGATGTTATCTCTGATTTTGAACGCTTGGGTATCCACGTTACTGATGGCTCTGCTACTGGTGAAGACTTTGTGGCAGGTCAAGATGCTCGTATGGTGGAAGTAGTCGATATGACACTCGATCCTAACGTAAACCAATTGATAAATCTTCGTAGAGAAGAAGAGCGTTTGATGGAAGAGATTGTGAACATTCCAAAAGTTGCTCTTGGTCAACAAAGTGGTTATGTCGGAGCCAAAACTCAGGCAGGTACAATTGCTCAATCTAACTTGGGTACATCTTACCTATACCAAGGCTTTATTGAGTTCTTCCAAAAGAATCTTGCCTTCAGTTTGAATCAGTATAAAGTATCATTGATTTCTGAGTCCGAAGATGAAATTCCTGTAGTTGGTACTCGTGGAAAACAATGGTTGAAGATCACCAAAGATTTCCAAATGGAAGAACTTGGCGTTTACATCAAAGTAAAAGACTTTATCGATGACGCATCTCGTGAGCGTTTGTTGTCTTTGGCACAGGCGGCTATGCAGAACCAACAGATTGATATGTTTGATTATCTTACTATCGAACAGGCGAGAAGTTATACTGAGTTGTTGGCTGACCTCAAATATGCTATGAATAAGAAAAAGCGTGAGGCCCAACAGCAACAGGCAATGATGCAAATGATGCAGCAGGCTCAACAAGAACAGCAAATGGCTGCACAACAGCAAGTTGCTGGAATGAAAGAGGAAGGTGCAAACTATCGTGCTGAAGTTGGGGCTCAGTCTCAATTAGCAAAAGAGGCGATGAAATCAGGTATGTCGCAAGAGCCGACCGCTGAAGACGGAGCAGTTGCTGAAGAAGAAATGATGGCTCAAATGATGGGCCAATAGAAAATATTTGTAAATTTGTATATATTATACTAAATTTGAAAAATATATGAGTGAAAACTTTTTATCGGATATTGCTGATCAATTGAGAAATCAGACTCCCCCTGTGGCTCCTACAGCAGTAGAGCCAACACCAGCAGAGCCTACGCCTGCTCCTGTAGCAGCAGAACCCACACCTGCTGAGCCTGTTGTTGCTGCTCCGGTTAATCCTCAGATTACCGATAGCGTAACCGCAGTTGCTAAAGAATGGTGGGAAAGCGATGAACCAGCTCCTGCTGATCCAAAGCCAACAGATAAAAACGAACCTCAGCAACCACAAGCCCAAACCGATTTGGATGAAGACTTGAAGTTGTTGATGGAGTATAAGAAATCTGGCAAAACTCTAAAGGACTTTGTCAACGACTATAAAGTTGATGACATTAGTACTTGGAGTGAAGAACAGGTTGTAAAAAATGGAATCAAAGAATTTATGGGCTTGGAGGGTGAAGAACTCGAACAAGCAATCTATGAATACGATAACGCTTCCATTTTCCAAAAGAAACAATGGGCTGAATCTT